AATCAATTTAATAACCAACTGAAAGGTAATAACTATGTCATTAGCAACATTAGAAGGTACAGTAGCATTCGCTAACCTCACTGAGCATGAGGTCTACAACAACCAATCCACTGGTAAATTCTCTCTGGTAGTGTCTTTAGATGACGCAACAGCAGATGAGCTAGATGCTAAGGGTGTCAAGCTGAGAGAGTACGAAGGCGTCAAACAGCGTAAGTTTAGCAGTAAGTTCGATGTGCCAGTGCTTAACCCTGATGGGACAGAGTTTAGTGGTCGAGTGACCAGAGGCTCTAGAGTCAGGCTACTGTATACAGACGGTCAACCGCACCCTGTACATGGTATGGGTACTTATCTCAACAAAGTTAAGGTTCTGGAAGTAGCAGAGATGGAAGGCGCAGAGGACTTTTAAGGATGAGAGAAGAGTCTACCTTTGTAAAGCATGAGCCATGTCCTAATTGTGGCTCAGGCAACAACCTTGCAAGGTACTCTGATGGACACGCCTACTGTTTTACTGGTGGGTGTGGTCACTACGAGAGAGGCAACGGAACTGCCTCAGACTTTGCTGATGTAACTAAGAAGCAAACAAGAGCATTTGAGATGACAGGAACTATAGCGTCAATCCCCGATAGGAAGATTTCACAGGCAATCGCAGCTAAGTTCGGTGTGACTGTAGAGTTCTCCCCAGAGGGTAAGATTGTCAAGCATCATTACCCGTACTACGATAAAGACACAGGTCAGGCCACAGGGACGAAGGTCAGACAAGTAGATAACAAAGGATTCTACGCAACAGGTAACTTCGACAATGTAGGACTGTTTGGACAACAGGCATATAGAGAAGGCGGTAAGTACATTACCATCACTGAGGGAGAGGCGGACGCAATGGCTGTCTCTGAGATGTTCGACGGCAAATGGCCAGTAGTATCAATTAGGTCAGGCGCTGCCGGTGCAACTAAGGATATTAAAGCAAACCTAGACTGGTTAGAGAGCTTCGATAACGTTATTGTCTGTTTTGATAACGACAAAGCGGGACAGGAAGCAGCACAGTCTGTACTAACTTTATTCACACCCAATAAGGCTAAGAACGTAACACTGCCCCTGAAGGACGCAGGCGATATGTTGAAGGCCCGAAAGGTGTCAGAGTTTGTTAGTAGCTGGTGGGATGCTAAGGTATTCAGGCCCGATGGTATTGTGTCAGGATTAGACACTTGGGATTTGCTACAGGAACAAGCACAGACTGTTTCTATTCCTTACCCTTGGACGTGTCTAAACGAGTACACCCACGGCTTTAGGGCTAAAGAGCTGGTTACCATTACTTCAGGTTCTGGCATGGGTAAGTCTCAGATAGTACGTGAGCTGGAACACTACTTGTTGAACCAGACAGAAGATAACATAGGTATCTTGGCACTGGAAGAAGACATACCCAAGACAGCTCTAGGTATTATGTCCATCGAAGCTAATAAGCAGCTACACTTACCGGATGTTAAAGCAGCAGTTACCACTGAAGAGCAGAAAGGTTACTGGGAAAAGACTATGGGTACAGGTCGTATCTATATGCTTGACCATTGGGGCAGCACCAGTGAGGATGACCTGCTAGGACGCATACGCTACATGGCTAAAGGCTTAGACTGTAAGTGGATTATCCTAGACCACCTGAGCATCGTAGTCAGTGACCAAGCCAACGGAGACGAGCGTAAGGCCATTGATAGCATTATGACTAACCTCCGTAAGATAGTTCAGGAGACAGGTGTCGGCTTGTTCTTAGTGTCTCACCTACGCCGACCATCAGGTCAGAAGGCTCACGAGGACGGCGGTAAGATTAGCTTAGGCGAGCTTAGAGGGTCAGCCAGTATCGCACAGCTAAGTGACATGGTGATTGGCTTAGAACGTGACCAGCAGCACCCAGACGCTGATATACGCAACACTACGTGCGTCAGGGTTCTGAAGAATCGGTTTGTTGGTTTGACTGGTGCAGCTTGTTACCTCTACTACGATAAAGACTCTGGCCGTATGATTGAGACAGCGTGTCCAGTAGCCGACGATAAGGTGGAGTTCTAACATGACAGAATTGACTTTAGATTTAGTAAACAAGTTGTTTAGATATGATAAGGAGACTGGTAATCTTATCCGCAAAATCAGTGTCCGTAAAGGTGCGGAAGCAGGGCAGATTGTAGGCAAAGATGATGGATATGGTTACTTAAAAACCAGTATTAAAGGGGTTAGGTATTTTAATCACCGGATAATATTTTTAATGCACAAAGGTTATCTACCTTCTTGCTTAGACCACATAGATACTGACAAGAAAAATAACCGCATAGAGAACTTACGCGCTGCCACCGTTACACAGAACAATCACAACCAAGGCAGGCGAAGCAACAACACTTCAGGAGTTAAAGGAGTAACATGGAAGGAAACCCATAACATGTGGAGTGCTTCGGTTTCTCTCAATGGAAAGAGGAAACATCTGGGCCACTTCCGTACTGTACCTGAAGCTGAGGCAGCAGTACGTAAAGCACGAGAGGAACTACACGGCGAGTTCGCGAATCATGGAACTTAAGGAGTCGTAAGTGAAGAAGATAGTCTTTGACATTGAAACCAACGGGCTAGAGCCTACTCTTATATGGTGTGTTGCAGTACGTGAAGTAAGCACAGCTAAAGAGCTAGTGTTTACCAGTGAGGTTGCTTTTAAAGATTACTTTTATTCTGAGCAGATGGAAATCATAGGCCACAACATAATTGGCTATGATATACCGGCGCTCAAAAAGCTTTGGAACGTAGACTTCACTGATAAGAAAGTAACTGACACACTTGTTATGTCACGCTTGGCAGAGCCTTCACGCCAAGGTGGTCATTCACTAGATAGCTGGGGCGAGCAATTAGGATGCCTTAAAGGGGATTACAATGATTGGCTTAATTTTTCTCAGGATATGGTGGAGTACTGTCAGCAAGACGTTAGAGTTAATGAACGTGTTTACAAGGAACTCGTCTCGAAGCTTGATGATTTTAGAAGTGAGAGCGTTGACCTTGAACATCAAGTACAAGACATTATTGCTCAGCAAATCAAGAACGGTTGGCTCCTAGACCAGAAGAAAGCGTTTGTCTTATTAGCTGAATTAAAAGAGAAAAAGCTTGACTTAGAGGATAAGGTACATGAGAAGTTTAGACCTCTACCTACTTTTATAAAACAAGTATCACCAAAGGTAAAGAAAGACGGCACCTACTCTATAGTTGGTTTAAAGTTCTTAGGTGAGCAGTGGGAGACAGCAGTAGCAGACTTCAGCAGGATTGATTACCCAGAGTTTAACTTAGGTTCGCGTCAACAGATAGGCCGATACCTACAGTACTTTGGGTGGAAACCTAAGTCTTTCACTGAGAAGGGTCAGCCGATTGTAGACGAGTCGGTACTCAACAAAGTCAAGGGTATACCAGAGGCTGCGTTGATTGGGGAGTATCTGTTAGTGCAGAAGCGTATCGCACAGGTGCAGAGCTGGATAGAAGCCGTTAAAGAAGACGATAGAGTACACGGTTACGTAAATGCTAACGGCGCTGTAACGGGCCGTATGACACACTCAAGCCCCAACATGGGTCAAGTACCAGCAGTCTACTCGCCTTACGGCCAAGAATGTAGAGCTTGCTGGACAGTACCTGAAGGTTATAGCTTGGTTGGTATGGACGCCAGCGGTTTAGAGTTACGTATGCTGGCACACTATATGAAGGATGAGGACTACACTAATGAAATACTCACAGGAGATATTCACACAGCAAACCAGTTGGCTGCGGGCCTTGAGACTAGAGACCAAGCAAAGACTTTCATCTACGCTTTCCTATACGGCGCAGGAGATTCAAAAATCGGAAGCATCGTTGGAGGAACTGCAAAGGTCGGTAAACGACTTAAAGAAAAGTTCCTTGCAAATACGCCAGCTCTTGGAAGACTACGAGAACAGGTTACAGTGGCATCTGGAAGAGGTTATGTTCTTGGATTGGATGGAAGACGAGTGGCAATCCGGTCAGAACATGCTGCGTTAAACAGCTTACTTCAATCAGCAGGTGCTATCGTTATGAAGAAAGCCCTATGTTTACTGGTAGAGTACGCTAACCTCCATAAAATTGACTTTAAGATAATAGGAAACATACATGATGAAATCCAGACAGAAGTTAAATCGAAAGACGCAGAAAGGTTTGGCCGCTTGGCAACGGCTTGTGTTGAAGCTGCCGGACTTCACTACAAACTCAACTGCCCCCTCGCAGGCGAGTACAAAGTCGGGAAGAACTGGGCAGACACCCACTAAGGAGTCGGATAGGAGTAGAGAGAACCAGACAAGGATGTACGTAGACGGCAAGAGATACAGAGTGGGTAACCCTAAGCATCCCCACCATCAGTTATATAAGGAAGAAGGTCTAGAGGCGGTCTACGAGATTATGAAAGGAAAGTCCCCCAATACCCAGAGACCTCGTTTGCTTGCTTGGTTCAACAACTTATTTAAAACAAAAAAGGCTGTATAAATGAAACCTAACAAAGCTG